GATTCAGTTGGTTTAGATTTTTTGGTTTATCAATGATAGTAATATCAATATTATTATTAACTAAAATGGCAAAAGCAGGTGAAAAATCAGAATGGTTAAATGATAATCCTTGCATGATTAAAATTATTATTACAAATACAGAAGTTAATGGTATTTCTACAACGACTAAAGAAGAAAAATTAGAATGTAAAGACGGCTATGATGGTCCTAACTATTGGGAACTATTTGCTCAGTTTTACTATTCAGGAATTACGATGCCTGCTTATTGCAGACCGTATGCTAGACCAAATCATCCATTTAAGACGCCTGGGATGATGTGTTTAAGTGAAAAAGGTGTCTGGGAGAAACAATAAATGATGAAACTATTAGTAATAATAGCTTGTATTGTTGTCATTACAGTACATTGGAGTGATTTTAATGACAAGGTCAATGTGACCAAAATGGTAGATAAATCTATCGAAATAATAAAAGAAGGAAGTAAATAAATATATGATGAAAACTATAATGATCGCTTTACTTGCTTTGGGTTTGACAAATTGTGCTCAAACTAATTACAAAGTAAAACAAGAAGTGAAAGAAGAAGGAAGAGTGTTGAATCAAGTACCACAATGGTATGTTGACGCTAAAATAGATAAAGGATTTATCTTCAATAAAGACGCAGATAAATTTGTTTATGCAGTAGGTCAAGGCAATAGTCCTGATTTACAATTAGCAATCGAGAAAGCAATGATGATCGCTAAAGCTGAACTTGCTGACAAATTAAGAGGTCAGATGAACAAGAGAACTGATCTATACATAACAGAAATTGGTTCAGAAGGCAATAAGAAAGTTGTTTCAAAGATTGAACAAACAATTGTCAATGTTGTTAAAGCAACAATGATTCAAGGTTATGAATCTTGGGAAAAAGATGTCTATGAAACACCAGATGGCGAATATAGAGTTTATATTGGTTTGAAAATGGGTGTTGGTGACAGTAATAAACTTGCCGAGTATATCGCTAAAAATGCTTTTTCAGCAGTTGATATAGATACACTTGCTAAAAATGCTATTGATAAAGTAATGGTTGAAGATATTACAAATCCAGATGGCATTAAAACAATAGAAAACTAAAATATGACAATAACAATATACAGTAAACCAAATTGTCCCTTTTGTGTTAAGTCGAAGGCCTTGGTAAAAGGCCTTGGATTAACCTATGAGGAAAAGATGTTCGGTAAAGACTTCAATTCACCAGAAGAACTATATGAGGCAGTAGGCAAACAAGTTAGAACTATGCCACAGGTAAAGATCGATGGTGAACTTATAGGTGGTTACAATCAATTGGTTGAATACTTTATGGAAAAAGGTAAAGTCAATTTCAAGGGTGAGAAGATATAGACACCATTATAAATAGTAATATGAGAAAATTTCAACAGTATATTACTGAAGGTGTCTATGATCCCTCTATCTTTAAAGCTTTCTTTTTAGCAGGTGGACCTGGGTCAGGTAAATCATTTGTATCAAAGAGTGCATTGGGTGGTATGGGATTAAAAGTGATTGATAGTGATAGTGCTTTTGAAAGTAAATTAAAAAAAGAAAAGATAACACTAAATTTTGCTACTCATAACGATATAGAAATTGCAAGAAGGGATCTAATCAGATCAAAGTCAAAACAAATTGCAGGTATGCAAATGAAGATGGCACTTGAAGGTCGTTTAGGATTAATCATAGACAGCACAGCAAGGGATGTTGAGAAGATACAACAACAAGCACAGAATTTAAGATCAATAGGTTATGATATTCATATGGTCTTTGTTAATACAACGTTAGAAGTCGCCCTAGAGAGAAATAGAAATAGACCTAGAGTGTTACCAGACGCAATCGTTATTCAAAGTCATAAACAGATTCAAAAGAACATGGGTAGATTACAAAGAGTATTTGGCCATAGAAATTTCCTTATCGTAGATAACAATAAACATGGAGAAGATGTGAACCCTATGGTGCATAAGAAGATAAGAGGAATGGTAAGCAGAGCACCTACATCATATCAAGCAGTTAGATGGATACACCGAGAACTAGAGAAACGAAAAAGAAAATAGTGAGCAATCTTATAATGTTTCCTGCTCATAAGGCAAGGAAACCTAAAACAGATTTAGCAAAAAAACAAAGCGAAGAAGAAGCAAAGAAAATAAAAGAAGATATATTTATTGAGCAGTTAGTTGAGGAGTTTACTTTAGATTTCATTCATGTTCTACAACAGAACGCTATTGTAATGAAGAACGAATCTTTTTTAAGAGATTTAGCAGTTGTAATAGAAAGTATTAAAAGTTTAATTAAAAGAGATTTTAAACAAAAACACCCAATGCAAACCATAACGGATGCTTTGGCCAAAATATCTAAACTACCTAATGGCAAAAAGGTTACCGATATGAATTACAGTAAGGTATTTGTATCTAAACCACCACCAAAGGTTGACAAGTAGTATAAAATGTGTTATAATATAGTATGATTATCGTTGATATAAATCAAATAATGATCTCAAACCTTATGGTTACGATCAATAGAGATAACCTAGAACTAAGCGAGGACCTTGTACGTCACATGGTACTAAATAGTTTAAGAGGTCACAATAAGAAGTTTAGAAAAGAATACGGCGAAATGGTTATTGCTTGTGATAGTTATAATGTATGGCGAAGACAATCATTTCCTAACTACAAGGCAGGTAGAAAAGCAAATAGAGAGAAGTCTGAACATGACTGGACAATGATATTTGATATACTGTCTAAAGTTAAAAACGAAATTAAAGAATTCTTACCTTACAAGGTGATAGAATTAGAAACAGCAGAGGCAGATGATATCATTGCTGTTCTAACGAGAAAAGTAAAAGAGAAGATACTAATATTGAGTGGTGATAAAGACTTTATACAATTACATAATGCAAGAATAAAACAATACAATCCTGTTCTTAATAAGTTTGTAGGTCAAGATGAAAATCCAAGTCTATATATTAGAGAACATATACTAAAAGGTGATAGAAGCGATGGCATACCAAACGTACTATCAGACGACAATGTTTTTATTGAAGGTAGAAGACAAAGACCTTTAAGTAAAAAGAAGATAGAGGCATGGTGCAATGAGATCGTACCTACCTTTAATGATGAAGAACAAAAAAATTATGAAAGAAATAAAACATTAATAGATTTAAATTGTATTCCTAAGGAATTAGAAGACAAGATAAATCGTGAGTTTGAAAATTTTGAAGTAGCAACTAGAGATAAGATTCTAGGTTATTTTATTAACAAAAAACTTAAAACTTTAATTGAGTCAATAGACGAATTTTAAGACTCAAAAGAACTGTTAAGGAGAAAAAAATGGTTATAATTAGAAGAAATCCAGATGGATCAATTGCGAATCCAGATATGGTAAGACAACAATCGCAACAACAAAATGAACAATTACAGCAACAACCTGTATCACACCCAGCATTAGCAAGTAAAAGAGGTATGGCAGCACTACAAGAAGTAGGTAGAGCAATACCACCTTTGTACAGCGAAATTGCTACAAAGGTAAACAATGCAAAAGATAAACCTAGAAAATTAAAAGTATTACAAGATCACGATTCTATAGCTTTAAGACAGGTTTTAAAAGGTGCATTTGATTCTAAAATAGAATGGTTATTACCAAAAGGTGATGTACCTTACAAAGTTAATGACGCACCATTAGGTACAGATCATACAATATTAAGTCAAGAAGCAAAAAGATTATACCTATTTACAAAAGGTGGTGATAATACTTTATCTCAAAATAAAAGAGAATTGCTTTTTGTACAGATGTTAGAAGGTCTATCGGCAGACGAGGCTGAATTCCTAGTTGCAGTTGTCAATCAAAAGGTTAATAACAAATACAAAGGTTTCACAGCGAATCTAGTAAAAGAAGCGTTCAATTGGGACGATAATTTTATGAAAAAATAATACTTGTTCACGTTTTGTTCTCATCTTATGACCCTTGTATCTCAAAAAGTGTTGATTTACAAGGGTTTTTTTATGTAAATAATGCTTGACTTTCCCTTGGTTTTCCTATAAGCTAAGTAGTATATGAACAACAAAACAAAGGAAAACATTATGAATAATATGTCACTTGCTATGGTTAGAAACATTGCTTATAGTCAAATTAATAAGATCAATAAAAAGATCAAAGAAGAAATAGAAGTTGATAGTACTCTTACAAAGATGATTGATATCAATATGAAGAATGCTATTAATAAAATTATTAACAACTATAAACAACAACAATAAGGATACATTATGAAAATACCACAAAAGTTATATCAGTTTACTGATAAAAATACACAATGTCAAATTAATCATTGCGTTAATAAAAGTTATCTAAAAGATTATAGAATAGATAAAACAGATAATATTAAAAAATCATATAAACATATCTATTGTAGTAGTCACATGAAAGATTTTCAAAGTACTTTCGGTATAAAGAAAAAAACAAAACTAGAATTAAAAGAATTATTTTTAGAACATTTTAAAGAAATAGTAGCCTAATATGTTTGATTTATCACACGGATTTATATTTGCTATTGGCTCTATGACTTTAATCATATCGATTTTAGTTATTGTTTTACTTCTAGCAAATACAATTAAAAAAGAAGAAGAAGAAGAACTAAACGAAGCACAAAAATCAATACAAAAACTAAACGAAAGATAAATACATTATGAAACTAAATGCTAAACAAAAGAAACTACTAGAAGAACTAGTAAAAAGTAAAGGTGCATTTAAGACACCTACAATAAAAAAAGACGATACTGAAAAAGGATTTGACGATATTGTAAAACTATATCTAAAAGGTTTATTAACTTTTCAAAGAGAATATGATATTGATCTAGTCGGTCCATCTAACGTACATATGGTTAGATTTAAATGGTATCTAATTACACTAGATAAAAGTAAAACTCTAAAAGATATCAGGAGTGTTATCAAGGCAGGTAAAATTGCCTAATAAACTTCAATGGCAAAAATTGTTAGATAAAACTTGGTTTTATACCAAGATTATATTTGCATTATTTGTATTCGGATTAATTGCTTATGGTTGGGGTACTTTTTATCCTAATAAAACAGCAGTAGCAAAAGTGAATACTGAACTTGATAAATTTTATGTAGATAAGATCAAAGAAATGGATCTACAAGAACCTGAATTCGTTTACAATAATGATATTCAATTTGTTAGGGCAATGCATAAATGCATTAACTATATAAACTTTACTACACCTAAACATTTAAGAGTACCTTACGAAATGATTATAGGTCAGGCAGCGTTAGAGTCTGGTTGGGGCAAGAGTAGATTTGCTACAGAAGGTAATAATCTATTCGGTATTAGAACTTGGTCAGAAGAAGTGGCACATCTATTACCTATTGGTGTTGAGAAGTGGCCTGGTTGGGGCGTGAAAGTATTTGCTAGTAAATGTGATAGTGTAAAATACTATATTGATTTATTAAACAATCACTCTGCTTATGAGAAGTTTAGAAAGTTAAGATTAACTACAAATGACTCAATGAGATTAATTAAAACACTTGATAAATTTTCTACTACGGCAGATTATGATAAAAGAGTTATAAGAATGATTAATAAAATAAGACAACTAGAGGAAAAATAATGAGTAAATTGACACCAGATACAATGGAAGATATGACAGAAATGAAAAGAATAATAAATGCTGAGAAGGCGTGTAAGGATGCTACGTCTGATTGGGGAAAGAAATATTGGTACAGCACATTTAAAAAATTGTGTGAAAAGTATGACCGAATGGCATACTTCAATAGAGTTAGAGGTGATTAATGAATGATAACGGATAAAGACGCCAAAGAATGGCAAAAGATGGTTGAGAAACTAGAAAAACAAAGTAAAAAAGATAAAGAAAAACAAGATAACAATGCCAGCTTTGAAGGCATCAGCGAAGAAGAATTTAATAAGAAACATATGAAAGCACTTGCACAAGCAGATCCACATAATTTTAAAAAGAAGAAAAAGAAAGTGCTTGACAAAACAGATAAAGAGTGATAGTATAATAATATGAATATCTTTTATTTACATAAAGACCCCAAAATTTGTGCTGAACAGCACCTAGATAAGCACGTTGTAAAAATGCT